AGTCGTATGAAGGAAACTACGACTCCCAAGCCTAGGGATTCATTCTTCATACTTCTATCTTTCGTCCGCCTCTAAAGGCACTTAAACTATATTAAACTTTTTAAGCTTTGTCAACTATTCACAAAATGTGTTCAACTTCTTATACCTGCTTAGTCGCGAAACTAAGCATGTACAAAATGTCAAGCAGGTTGTGTAACCTGTGTTGTTGTCGTATCTTGTGGAGGGGTTGAGGTTTGAGTGGTAGTCGTTTGTACAGATTTATTCTTTGCCATCCATGAGTGTTGTTCCAGGTTATAAAGTATAGGCGCTATGATCAGGACTCCTCCTATGATGTCCTGGAAACCAATCGTAAGTGAATTTGTGCTACTTGCATCCAAATGGCCGCTCACAGCCAGTAATCCAGTAACATAGGAAATTAGACTTGTTGTTAAAAACTTAATCGAACTTGTCATAACTAATATTATTAAAGACCCAAATCGGATTATTGTCAAGGCATCAAGAGCTATTTTGATACCCAGACCTGATTTTTTAACCACTGGAATGCTTGCGAAAAAAAACCCTTGGTGGTATTTACCACAGCTTGTGTTCTTTCCTGACTTTCCTTTAGAGCCTTGTTGATCTCCGCCTGTTTCGTTAGTGCGATCTGAGCAGCCTTGAGTTGAGTCTGAAGCGTTGTGATAGCACCTGTTAAGTTCTTGACCGGGGGATACGTAGTACCTAATTCAGAGGCAACCACATTAATATCCTGAGTTACGTTCTTTAAGGCTTCCGCCGCATTAAGCCCTGAATCAATTGCAACCGAGTCTGACGTAGCTTGTTGTTGAGTAATATCTGCCAGTTTAGCCATCTGATCCTTATTTGACTGGACTTCCAGCTGAAGTGCCTCATTGCTCGAAGTGAGTTTACCAACCTGGTTTTGTAGATCAGATATTTGAGTTGTATAGGATTGTAACTTCGTATCAACATCACTAGGACTATTGTATCCCCTTGTGATAAATTCTTCAAATCCGATTGACTCTTTAACCAGCTTCTCCAATTCCGCATCGGGGACAAACTCACCCTGTTTTTTTGGAGAAAGCCAGTTGAGACCGTCATAAGTAAAAGTCTTAATATTGCAAGGGGAGCCATATGGGTAATCTTGACCAAAACCCGTAACCTCCTGCTCAGTCGCCGAGACAACTATAAAAATATGCCCTGCTTGCCTACATCCTTGAGCGTTTGCCCCGATGATACCAATATCGCCAGGAGAAGGCATACCTAGAGGCGTATTAGCAATTGGGGTAAAATACTGACTGGCTGGGTTATTAGTAAAGTTTGTCCAAACCTGAGCAGCGGTTGGTTCGGCAAGCAGCAGGGGATCTGTTAGGCCAAAGCATTCAGTAAGATACTGGTGGGGAACTGCCATGCAGGAGGAGACGGGGCAACCGGGGAAAGCAATTACCTGACTCGTATACTTTGTGATGAATTCTTGCAAAGACAACATAGAGTAAAATTAGAATAAACTCTTTTTATACAAAATGCAAATTCCTGACTTTATCACAGACCCGCGTTATCTAATCATAGAGGGTGTATTATATCTATTAACCATTCCCGGCGGGATAAAGAATAGAAAACGGATAAAATATTTGAACAATCTAAAACAATGGAAAAAGACCAGCAAGTTACGTTCACATTAGAAGAAATTGGGTATATTCTGTATACACTGACCAAATACTATTTGAACAATAAAAGTGTTCGGGATATTTGCCGCATGATAACAGCGAAAATAAAGAATACCGATAATGTTCAAAAAGAGTAGATTTACTTATCTAGCCACATTAATACGCAACCAATTACAGCAATGACTGCACCAACTAAAACCAAAACAGGACTTCCGTGTAGTCCTAATGCTTCAAGCATCGGTAATAATGCTAAAATAAAAATAATACCTGTCCATTCCAGTTTGATACCCATATATTTTTTCACCTCGATTCTTAGAAAAATAGAAAGAAATTTCCATTACTTGGTATTAGTGCCGGTGTCCATGTACCGCCCGTTGTAAATGTCCAAATATCATTTCCACCTGATTGAGTATGAGATCCACCTGTTGTTAGACTTGGTGAAAGAGTACCAACTGTAGTTGAAATAATTACTATTCCAGGCGCACCGTTACCTCCATTACCATTACTACTGCTATTACCGGAATTTCCGCCTCCGCCTGCTCCTGTTTGTCCGGTAGCATTTCCGCCATTTGCGACACCAGTGCTACCATTTCCTCCCCCGTTTTGACCTGAGCCCCCTGTTTGATTATCAGAACCACCGCCACCGCCGCCACCGTAGAATACCGCTGATCCTGAGATAGAATTACTTGTTCCTACGCCACCATTCCCGCCATTGCCATTTACGGCATTTGCTCCATTTCCTCCAGCACCTCCACCTCCTGCGCCATTCCATGGACCGCCTCCACCTCCATCAAGACCAATACCTCCATTGTGTCCTTGGGAACCAGTGCCTCCTCCCTCATTGCCATTAGATGCTCCACCGCCACCACTACCTCCGTTTGCTCCAAAAGACTCGCCGCCACCGCCGCCACCGCCGCCACCTACAGCAGTAATCGTATCAAAAACAGAGTTACTACCATTATTACCTATTACATTACGACCACTAGCACCATTGCCTCCACCACCAATAGTTACTGTATAGGGATTGTTAATGGTAATTGAATGAGTTGCGTCGTATTGATAACCACCGCCACCGCCGCCGCCACCTGCACGGTCTGATGCGCCTCCACCACCACCACCGGCTATTACTAATACTTGTACTGAAGCTGTCATAAAATTATACTGCGGCTAATATTATCCACTGAGAAGTCGCGCCTGACCAACAAAAGAGCATGTTCAACCTAGCGGTTGTCACGGTTGTAGTTGGAAGTGCGGTTGTAGAAGCCACAAATTGAGTGTCATATGTGAGGGAGCGCGCAGCAGTTCCTGTTACTGCAACTCCTAAGAGTTGACCGTCAGTTGGCGTACCCGTGGGATTATTTAGTTTAAGTGCCCCCGCTTGTGCAGTAACTATAAACCAATCTAAGTTATCGCAATTAAGTGAAGTTCCTGTGTCCGTGGTATAAGAAGCAGCAGAAAGAACTCTTTTAGTTATTCTTTTATTAGTCAGTGTCTGTGTTCCCGTAAGTGTAACAAGACTGGTCGGGAAAGAGTTGGTTGCGTCTGTAAGTGTTTTATTGGTTAAAGCTTGTGTATCGGTTGTGCCGACAATTGCCCCACTGGGGGCAGTGACGGCTGTCACAGCACTTGTCCCGTTGCCCTTAAGAATACCCGTCAGTGTTACCGCTCCCGTACCCCCCTGAGCTACAGGCACCGTACCTGTAATCTGTGAGAAAGGCAGCGTTCCCGTAATTTGTGTTCCCGCAATGGAAATTCCTGAAAAAAGATTCCCAACCGTTAATGATTTTGAGGTACCTTGAGGAGACTGTGTTGTATCTTCACTGTCGGTGATTAAGAGTAAGTCTGCCGTATTTACAGAGGTTTTTACGCTTAGAGCTGAGAGAGTCGAATTGGCCATATCATTCAAAGTTTATCATACTTAATGAATCTTGTTGCAGAAAAAATGAAACACCGTCTTGAAGCAGTAAGAGTCCCCCTGCGGGTTGGAGATTCTGTTGTTGCCAATTAGTAGATGGTTCGGATTGACGGCTCCATAAGGTAGATGGTTCGGATTGACCAGACCAGGGTGTACTTATGTTACTCACTGACCTCCTTGTTGTGGGGCATTCTGAGCCATCATGGCCTGAGCTCTGGCTTTTTGTAGATCAACACCGTGAATTGCCTTGTGTGCGTCCCCATGAGCTTTTATGTAATTCCCCAGCGCCGACATGGCAATTTGTAGGTTAGTATCCGGTGTAACGGGTGCCTGTTGAGGAGCTTGGTTTTCGGCTACTGCGCCTTGAGGCGGTTGACTCATTTGAAATTGAGGTGATTGAGATTGTGCCATACCCGCTGGCATTGCTGAACCTGTTGGAGGAGAGGCAGGTTGTACCATTCCCGGGTTGGCTGTGTTTTGGTTCATGGCAGAACCACCGCCACCTTGTGTCATGGCTCTAAGCTTCATTAAACGTAACAATGCACTTCCCTGACCGTTGCCCCCCATAAATGTTCCGCTATTTGCTTGTGGATCCATAATATAAGTTTATACTATTTCGTTGCGTTTGCAAGTACCTGATCTGTTACTCCTTTTGGTAACGGGTTGTCATTTATCTGCTTGTGCGCGTTAATCAGTGTTTTTGCCACCTGTTTAGCTTTAATTGGCGGTAATTGCTGTACTATATCGTTTTGTTTATCCAGTTTCTTCTGAACCTCTTTTGGCGGTTTCTCACCATAAATAAAATGGGCGTCATGGGAAACGGCAGCCTGAGCCTCGCTATTGGCATTCATTATTTGAACCTCACCTCTTATTGTCTTACCATTAGGAATGGGAAAACCGACATCGTAATGAAAAGCTCTGTAATCCTGTTTATCTCTTTCCTGTTGAGCAATAATCACGAACGCACCGCTTTTAGCTGCTTTTTCAACTTCCTGTTTGACTCTAGGTATTTCATTATCATGATCGGTGGTGAACCTGTAACCTAGTAAATCATTGATATTTGACAACTGATAACTTCTGTCTTCCATACGCTTCTGGACAACTTTACGAACAATTTGCTTAGGATCTTTGACCCGACTACTCATTGTTGTTCCTGTCTGATTGGCAATTTGTTGCATTACGGTATCAATCTTAGGCTTAATCTGATGGACAGTTTGCAGCGAAGTTGCTAGATTCTGGCGAGTCCCTTCATTAATTAGATCAGGAGCATGTTTACGGATATCGCTATCATTGATCTGTAATTCTCCTTTTGTAGCTGACATATTAGTGAATAGACGGCATCTGCATATTAACAATACCCTGTGCTTGTTGCATCGCCTGCTGCGGACTACTACCGCTTATTGCAGACCCCATTCTTGTATCAAGATGAGACATTTTGGGAAGAGGTGAAGTCGGTGTTAAAGGAGGCGTTTGCAAAGAAGTATTACTAAGATTAGAAGCCCCCGTATTACTGGTTTTGTAATTTACATACTGATTCCATAAAGAGGCATTTTGTTGTCCAATCGAATCGAGAGACGCCTTTAATGCTTTGCTATTTTGTTGCTGCCATATGTTCTCAGGGTCTGTACCAAACGCAGATGCTAAATCTTGAATATCTTGTTTTAATCCTCTATATGTGCCGTTGTTTATTGAACTTAAATTATCAAAAGTTGTGGTAGTTAATAAATTATCAGATAATCCCGCAACTTCTGATTTAATTTTTGCGGTTAATGAACTTATAGCTGAGGCTTTATTATAATTTGTTTGTATATCCGGTTGTTCTTTCCATCTAGTTTGCAAGGTATCTAACGCTTGGGCATCGGTAGCATATTGGGGCGTTCCTTGCAGTCCTAATATAATATCCTGTTTCACTTTTAAGCCAAAATCGTTATTTTGCTTCGTATAATCACTCAGACTCATACCAAGAGGCGTATTATTGTTGTCAAAAATATTCTGTGGATTAGCGACAGGGTAGTTACCATTTTGATCGGGTTTGACATCTTGTTGTGTTCGTGGTATACTACTACTTAATATATGGGATTGATTAGCATAATACTTACTGTCGGTCTTTACCTGATAATCTTCTGGTTTATAGGGCACGTTATTCGCACCACCATTGAACAATTGTTGCGCCCCCGCAATACTACCACTTACTAACTTTGCAGGGTCAATGCCTAAAAACCTCGCACTACCATATCCTATTGCTAAATCTTTTGCTACGGAATAACCTTTACCAAAAAGGGACTTTGATGGCGTTAGTATAGCCGATTGTGCTGCCGTACTCTCCTTATTTGCTCCTTTCATGATAGAATCCTGCGCTTTATACAAATCAGACATATCGTTATTAAGAGTTGAGGCTTCAGGATGGCTTTGGTCTAAAAGAGAGTCAAATGAGTTTCTCGCATAACGGGCGATTTGTTGAGAAGTAGACCAGGTAGTAGGATCTTTCCCAAAAGTTAAAGAAGCGTCTTGCCCCATGATTGTCTTCATTTTCTGAACTATGGTATCCGGAATTGTTGGGGGCATAATATCACCATTGATTTTTGTTAAATCTCCACCAGTTGCCCGAACATAAACATCATTAAGATATTTGGAGCTTTCGTTTGCTGCTTCAGTTGACGGGATATTATGTTTACTTCCATTATATGTAACGTCTTTTACCATTCTATTAAGTAAGTCTGCCTTTGCTGTTGTCCCTCCATCTTCTGCGACTTGCGCCTGTGCGGCTTTACTTAAAATCCCTTTTTGATCCTCAATCCCTTGTAATTGATTATCAAGACTTCCTGTAATTTCATAACCATTCAGGGTCGCGTTTACCTGTGCTTTTGTCTTTGGAGAGGGTATACCATCGGTATATTGCAGATTTCTTTTAGTATTCTCAGCGATATCTGCTGAAGTTTCATTTCCTGAAGCATATGTTCTCTCTCTTGTATTAACTGGCGGGGTTTGACTAACAGGTGGTTTTATTTCTTGTTGCGGCGGCAACTGTTCAGCGTTTGGATTTAATGGAGCTGTCGCTTCTCCCGCGAATTGTGGTTTGGCTTTTGGCATTGGTGGAAGTGTTTGCTTATAAGCTCCCGGGTTCTCAGTTCCTTGTTTAAATCTCATATCGCGGGTTATCTTAGTTCCTGTTTTTGTAATGCTGGGTAATTCTGACTTCGGAGTAATTGGTTCCTCATCGGGCTTCTCCACTCCACCCTCAGCCATTGTCCCTAACATCAATCCTCCCATAGCAACATCATTGACATTCTTCATACCACCACTCAGAAATGTTTGTCCCGGAAGTCCAATTGAAATTCCCGTTGAAGGATCAGGCGCGTTTATATAATCAAGTGCCTGACCATATGTAGGTGAGCCTGGAATTGATGTAATGGGAGTATTACCAACTGCCTGTCCTACTGCGTTTACTCCCTTCGTAATCATGTTTCCCGTATTATTGGGATTAAGTGCCTGTCCTGATTGTGAACCTCGTTGTAAAGCCTGCTTAACTATCTGTTCCGCGGGTTTTACTATCCAATCTAACAAGCCGTTACCGCTACTTTGTGGAATCATGGGCATTTGTTTACCTGTTGCCATAGATTAAGTGTAGCATATTATTGTGTACTAACAAATCCCAATAATTGCTGGTTTGTATCTTTAGCCCATTGACTAACATTATCTTCACGAACCCCTGTATCTGTAGCTGAAATCATCATAGGATTACCCTGTGGATCTGTCCCTTCATAGATACTTGCGTGACCGTCTCCTCCGGTTGATTCCCCGTTCCAATAGAGAATATCCCCCGGTTTTGCTCCTTCTAACCCCTGATTAAGCTGTCCATTCTGAGCGTAAGATTGAGCAGCTGACAGTGCAGTTGGAAACATACCTGATTTTCCGTAAGCTACTTGTTCCACAAACTGTTGACAATATCCATTCCATCCTTGTGAGCCAATTACCGATTGGGCGCTACGTACATCTTGAGGAATTTGTGAACTTTGATCCTGAGCTTGACCATAACTTTCAGGGTGAAGATAATCCGTTTTTTGATTGTTTATTGATGGTTGAGAATTCAAACCATAACTTTCGGGGTGTAAATAGTCAGCCATACTTTACGGAGTATATACCCCCCCATTTTGGGAAGCAAGCATATACGGGTCGACAATTTTCCCAGTCGCGGGATCGTATACAGCTTCGTACTGTCCTGTGGACGCACTTGCAGGTACAGTCTGTTTCTGTTGAATAGCATAATAATTATCCAGCGCTTTCTGTGCGATTGTGTTTGCCTGATTTAATTCAATAGTTGTTAGAGCCTGCCCTGAGGTCAACTTAGCTAAAACTGCATCCAGACTCTGTTGATCTGTGGTTGTCAATCCTGTCATGGCTGTTGTTATTTGTGTTCCCAGAAGAGTACCTTGAGCCACATCGGGTGCAAGAGCGATACTTTCCTGAGTCTGTGCTTGTTGGGAAGCATTATTTAAGTTTGCCGTCTGCGCGCTAAGTTGAGGCAGATACCTAGAGTTGATTGCAGCATCTACTTGGTTAGCATTGGCATAGCCTCCGGCTCCTGAGTTTGAATAATTTGAAGTAAGATCTGAAATCCTGCTATTCAAGGCATTGACCGAACTTGTCAGGGTTGGAAGATTAAAAGTACTATTGGCATTACTAATTGCATTAGCGGTATCGGCCTTATAGCCTGTCAGAAAATCAGTAACAGATTGCTTATCTCCCGCTATTTGGTTTTGTACATTCTGTTGATTCTGATTTGCGGTATCGATAGCATTTTGCGCTAATTGAGAAGGGGATTGTGCGTCATTTTGCGCTTTTTTATTCAAGTAATCTGCATAATCACTAAATCCTGCGGCACGAGCACCTGAATCCCCACCGTTATTTGTTGATGAATCACCGATTTGTGCAAAGTTTGGATTATAGCTCATATCGTTAGTCTATCTTAATATTAACCTCTTTTGATAAATTTGGAAAGTATCTATTCATATTATCACTTGTTGCCTCTAAAGTTTCCATGGGACTTTCTCCATTAACGTAAATACTATGTGGACTATCCTCATCAATAATAGCCACCGAACCATCTGAGTAAATGTATATTTTTTTCATGACGATGCACCTCCCGGCTGAATATAGCGCGTATTAGTTATGTAATAAATTGTCTGTGCCGAACCCGTAGCGTTATATAACTCGGTCATAAAAACTAAGTTACTGCCATCCGATCCGCCATACGTCTTAGGAGTGCTCATAGCGTGAGGAGAGAAGTTAGGCATAGCAAACGGACCTTTTAATAAATAGCCATTACCCGTTATTGTAACGCCTATCATATTGTTTGTATTCAGGCTTCCCTGAAAGAAAACTAACGCGAAAGGGAGCGCGCCTAAGCGGATTAGGGGGTTTGCGTTGGCGGTAATTATACTCATAATAGTCAAAGAGGAGCCGTTACTTAGTGAGATCGGACCGCCTATCTGAGTAGAACTATTTTGAATGAAGTTTTGCCCAAAGGCGGCATTTGCTACAGCCGTAGGCAAGACTGAGCGTTGTGTAGCCTTACCCTGAGAGGGAAAAAGATTATTAGCCTGACTCTCCGTATCCATATTGTTATAATGCCTTTCCCGCCACTTCCTGAGGCAACGGGCGATAAAATAGACCGATACTGGTAATTATTGGAAAACCACCCGTACTTGTAATATCAAAGCCATACTCAATCTCTCTATATCGTTTCCCGGCAATTCCGCCTATAAAGGCATGTGCTTCGTCGGCTCCCGCCACAACACTTTGACCGAATGTCCAGGCAGCATCTCTATTGCGTCTCCACTTAGCGGTAACAGTACAACCTGTTGGGAGGGGAGCAAAGGTAACACGCACCTTTAAGCCTAATTTACTCTTTCCCGGCTGTTGTTTGAACTGTTCAATTTTATTGAACGTTTCATCACTAATAAGGCTGTCAAACGAGCCAAACGCACACGCACTGTTCACTTTATTTACTCGATCACAATAATAGTTCGTTCCATCTTTGTATGCAAAATAGCAATCCTGGCCAAAGGGGGCAATACAACCGATCTGAAAATCAGTCGGATTAACAATAGTTGTACTGGGTGTGAAAGAGAAAGTTAAGACCTCTGTCGAAACCGCCGTATAGGTTATGGCTCTATCCGATTGATTACCAAACTCGTAAATCCCCGGCTCAAGTCCTGAGGGCGGAGTATAGGTATCACCTGCCACATGGGCTCCAGCTGATGGATCATTGTACGCTCCCGCATTTGGATCATTGGTATTGGCATAACCAAAAAGGGCACGGGAGAGCCAGATGCCGATAGCCCCCGGGTATGTCTCCGTTCTATAGCCGTTAGTCAACTTAGGTGCCGGTTGGATCTTTCTGAACGGGTTTGACTCATCAGGCGCGATCTCAATATTACCGATATTACCGAAAATACCCAGCAGTCTATTCTTAAAATTTTCTACCGCGTTAGGCTGTCCCTCAGTTAAAGGACGGGCAAAGTTATAGTACGGCTGTATCCCATCCCAATAGAAAGCATAACCGTCCTCAAAACTATCAATAGCCGATCCCCGCCAGCAAAAAGCCACAATATAGTTATTGATTGTCATTAAAGCGCGTACCTTATAACCGGGCAATAAGGTTATTTTATTAGGATTATAGATTAAGTTATCATAAGTACCTAAGTAATGATCGTTACCGACAACGAAAATCCCTGTTACACCGTTAGTAAATACCTTCATGGGGTGGTACAGGCTATCTGAGACTAAGATACCAAAATAGGTATTGTACTGGGCGGTTGATAAATCGGCGGTAGTCCCGGTCTGGAGTGTCCCATCGGCTACCGTACTGGTCACATGAAAATGATAAGTTACTCCGATATTTATTCTAATCGGTGTAGTGAAAACAAAGGTGTTCATTGCCCCGTTGGTAATGGCAGCATTATTAAGAGTGGCAGTACCCAGGTTATTATTCAGGCTATCATGGAAAGTTATAGTCCAATTACCCGTTCCCTTAGCGGTAACGTATAACTGAATAGAGACCAGAGGATCAAAAGCCGGTTGATAGGTTACACTGTTAGGCGCAGTCTCAGAGATGGCAACAGGCGGAGTATAGGTTTGACCTGAGGCAGAGACACTGGCATCAAGATTATGTGTTCCGTCCGAGAAGAAATCATCATTATACGTTCCCGATCCACTAGATAAGCGAAACTTACGCCCTATGGTGGTACTTGTTGCATAAAACAGCTCATCAGTCAAAACTACCTCTCCTTGCCCCACGGGTGTCCCTGAGGCCACTGTGTGGTCTAGACTCCATGTATTTGAGGCTATTCTATAGATATTACCGCTGTCATCATAGGCGTAGCGTACATCGGCAGACTCATAAGGATAGGCACTCTCTATCCACTTGACCAAACCGGTAACAGTTGTGCCTGAGTCTTTAATAGGAGCGGGTTTTAAGGTAACCGAGTCAGTATCGTTAAATATCTCCAAATTACGCAGCATCCGGCCACTCTGAGGAAGCCAAGTCTTACTATTTTGGCTAATTCCATTCGACCATCCTGTTGTTATGTCTTCTATATCGGGTAAATCCGCCATATATGTAAAAAATCTTGACTACATCAGATGTCTGTGGTAAAATCAAGATATGCTTTTAACTTCCTGCGCTCAAAGTGGATGCCCACATTCTCTCCCAGAAGCCTGAACTCATCCCGTGCTTCCAAACGATGCTACCTTCAATTCTCCCAGCATATCTCTGCTGACAGCCCAGTATTCCTCCGGCAAACTTCTTGCCCTCCCGTTCCTTTTCTAAGGGGTTGCCCGTCCAATACTTATTCTCCCACCATGAGGCTTTCTCCACGTCAGATCGGGGTCCTGAAAAGTAATCGCTTACCACTCCATCTACAATATTAGGGTGTACCTCCTCGGGCAACTCAAATGTCTCGCCGATTACGTACGATGCACCCGTTACCGAAGTATTTACATAGACAGTCTCTAACGTCAAACTCGTGGTTGATTGAACAGAGGATATTCTATACCAATAGCCATATCCGGGCTTCGTACTATCATTCATACAAAACCACCTACCGTTCATGGCAGAAGTCCAAGTAGTACCCGCTCCCGTTACGGTTTGTGAGTTATTGGTACACGTTACGGTTCCCGTTACATAATCACCTACTGAGGGCGTTCTATCTCTAAGACGAACTACAATAGTAATTGGATATAACCCCTGCGGAACAGGCCAGATACCGAAATCATCTTTACGGGGGAAAATAAACTGAGGAATAGCGGTTGTTGAGATAAGTACCAAATTAATTCTATCCCACTGCAAAATACTATCATCCGTAATAACAGGATAGGCTAAACCGTTGATAGTTACCGTACAATCAGCCATCTCTATAATCCCCGGCGGGTAATGGTAATACTGCTGTCCGACTACAGTTGTACCTGTAAAGGTGGTTTGTGTAGTTTTATTCTTAATTTCTGAAAAAGCCATCTGATAGCGTCCTTGTAGTTGGCGACCAAAAAAGGCAATCAAATTAGCATCTGTACTTCCCGTATTGCCAGTATTATCTAAGAATTGTGCTAAGGCAGAGGAATAAGTTAAGCGCATGAGTATACTGTAGCAGAGATTTTATTTGGGGGCAACAAAGACAATGATTTGATAATTAGTCCCGTTAAAAGAACCGTCCGAATCCATCTTATGCTCAATTCTGTAATGAAAAGATAAGCCTAACTCATCAACTAAGGCTTGATATTTATCTAAGAAGTTCTGGTTAGGTGTCTTTTCTTCAACAGGTGGTGTCATTTCGGGTGGTGTTTGGGTGTCTACTGCTTGTTCAGCAACTGCTTGTGTGTCCATAAAGATATAATACAGATAAGCTTACTATTTGTCAAACTACCCCCGTCCTCCCCACTCCGCTACTTAAATACAATTGCTGCACTTCACTGGCTGAGAGTGCGCGGTTGTAGATACGGACCTCGTCGATGAGACCGTTGAATGTTGTTGCACTAGTAACATTCTTTCCTATCTGAACAAGTGGAGACGTCGGATTATTAATTGTTCCAGACACAGATGTAGACCCAGCCGGAATACCATTAACATATGCTTTGATAGTGCTTCCATCATAAGTATATGTTATTAAGCCCCACTGACTTACTGGAAGTGCAATAGAAGTGGCGACAGATACCCAAATTCCACCAATATAGAAATAACAGATTATATTTCCAGAAGTATTGTATGGTTGCATCGTCACTCCACCCGTATTATCAGCCGTACGCCTATTGTAAATTGACCCATTTGTATTGAAGGTGCTTGTGTATATCCATGCAGAAACAGTCATATACGAAGAACCTAAATTGCTATTATCTGGTATACTTACATACTGATTGCTTCCATTAAACGTTCCGGCGTTGCCGTATTTGCCAGCTGGTAGGCTGGTTGTGCTGTACCCGCTTCCTGTTCCGTTATTTCCATTACCACTACTATCCTTTACCTCCCCACTCACATTATTCCAACTCGTCTCATCCATCTTCCAATACCCTACCAACCCATTCGTCACAACCCCTCCTATATTACCTGTGAGGCCACGGGCACCAGCGAGGGTACGAGTACCAGCTTTAGTTCTAGTTCCTGCGATTGTGCGTGGCATTAGCTTCCTTTCTGTAGCGTTCCTTTAGCTACCATACTTGAGGATATAGAGGCTATGCCTGTTTTAGCGTCTGTCACCTGTTCAAGAGAGTAGGTCTGTCCTACTAGGGCTTCTACTTCGGGGGCGACTGCAAGATTAACTTTAACTAATCCCTGTTCATAAGATTGACCATACTCGTAAAGACTTTGGTTTAAGGCGTCTAAATTATCAAGAGGCATACCACCTAAACATTGACTTATTCCATCAATGTCAAAAGTTACGTTTATTGTCCCGTCATCATTAATTTTGTCAATCGTATAATTCATAATTATCTGTAATAAACATCTACTGCCATTGTAGCACCAGCCGTTACTACTGTACAACCTGTGGCAAAACTTGTATTTACTTTAACAAAAACTGGACCACTACTAAGTAAAGCTGCTGGAAAAGTAATCGTATCAACCATCACACTCCCGCTAGCAGCTCCATTGTCGTATACTTTGATTGTCGCACTTGCTAAAGGAGTTGGGATAAGAAAACCTGCTAAAGTTCCTGCTGCATTTTTGACAACCGTAGTAGTTTGTGTCGTAATTGAAGCATAAGAATAAACTTCCTCATTGTTTAATCTATTAGTAGTAAGGTTTTCTCCTGCTAGAAGTGTACTCATGGTTGACTCTGTAGACATAACACCAGGTTGTACCTCTAACTGCCCTGTGATGGTTATCGTTCCTGCCGAGTAGAGACTTATCCTAGCTCTCACCTGAGAACCTGCTATGCCATTGACACTGGCACGCCACACGCCAGGAGCAGTAGTTGTCGTTGCCCAGGTAGTCGTTCCTTCATTGAAACACCTAAGTGCTACCCATGTGGTACCACTATCGGGGGAGTATTCAAAGTTGATCTGTGTCCCTCCACTCATAGCTACTGAGGCGGTGATATTTAACTCAACTGAGGCATACCCTGCGCATGCGAGAACCGTACCGTTACCACTTGCCACGGCTGCTGATTGCATGGTGGTGGCTGCGGGGGCTTGGGTTTGCACTTGAGTTACTTTAGTATTTCTGTTTATGTCAATTGCGACAGCGGCAGCCTGATTATTAGTAATTGTAGAAGGGGTAGTTTGATAAACTCCCATTGAAATCCCGCCTGTTGTACTTCCGGGTGTAAACGTAGCCTCATCTGCTGTACTGGAACCAAAAGAGGCTCCCGTGGCAGGGGTTACAGGTAGGCCTTGCGCGAGAGAAACAAAATTATATGTTCCGGCATTGTTGAAGATTATTCCTGTTCCTATTGGGTGAGTAGCTGCTGCTCCTGCGTCGGTATACTGTGTTCCGCCTCCGAATGTAGTGATTTGATTACCTGAACCATCAACTATTGATACTTCCAGAGCATTTGTGGAACCTAACGGGATTGCGCCGATTGAGACGGCATTACCTGTTACTGTAGACTTACCGCCTACTACGGCTTTTCGGGAGTCATCTAGCGTGAAGTTACTCATCAAATAAAGTGTAGCACATTACTAGATATTATTCATTATGGAAGCAAGACGGGTTTTTTCCTCTTCCAGCCTTTTCTCTCTGGTTTCAAGTAATTGAGTTTTCTCTCTATTCCTTTCCTTATCTGCTGATAAGACAAGCTCTCTGGCTTCCAGGTCTTTTTTCTCTACTGCCAGCTTAGTCTCCAGCTCATGGAGTAATGAAGCATCTTTTTTCTCTGAGACTACCTGGGCCAACTTCTTATCCAGCAAGTCGTTCTCACGCAGTATTATCTCCTCGGCACTCTTACAAAATGTTTCAAAGGCTTTTTTCAAATCATCCATTATCTTTCCTTTCTATTTTTTCTATTGCCTTATCTTTTGCTGCCTCAAATGAACCGCTGCCTCTAGTTTGATAAGCAATCTGATTAGCCAAATGGTTTTTTAGATGCTCTGCTACCGGCTTGTCAAATTCCTCAGCTTCTAAGGCATGGATAGTAAACGATAAGGCTCTCCCATCCTCATTGATATCATAGGTGGTAGTAAAATCCCGCATGGTGGGATTAAAGATCTTTATTTTGTCCCACACTTTGGGCTTGATTGGTTGGTTGGCTTGGCTCATTCTCTTCTAAATAATTATACATGGCAACAAATAGGGCAATCAGCTGCTTATTCTGTACCCGTCCTTGCGTATCTGTCTCCTTCATTACCGCCTCTAAACTATGGACTGGAACAGATTGACCTAAAATCGTGCCTACTTTACGCCTTAAAGAGTCAAATGTCAGCACTTGTCATTACCCCCTTCAACGGATCGTCATCCTCTTTGGTTTCCACTTTTTCCTCAGTTGGTAAAGCCTTACTTTCCCCGTTCGTTGGTCTGTTGACTATTGCCATCACATCTTCCCATTTAACCCTGTCTTCTCGAGGTTTATAGGCGATTTGATCCATACCCCACTCACGCTCTACTCCTAAGATGATTTTAGGCAATAGCTCCATTAGCTTCTCTTGTCCTGTGGGTTGCAGCTTATTCTCATAAACAAAGCCTAGCTCTTCTGAGGTCTCTAAGGTCTTATCCAATTTCTTCATACCATTTTTTAGTCGTCTCTCGTTTTCCTGCTCAATTCTAAGCTGCATCTCAGCTGAGAGGATAATAGCTGAAATCTCTTTGAAGAACTTGAAAGCAATATAACGCGGGTGCACATTCTGTCCGGGACCGAAGCCAATATCTTTAGTAGCGGCGGGAACGATAAAATACCCTCCGGCACCTGATAAATCCCATGCTACCTGATAATCCTTGTTAGTTGGATTGAAAACCCGCAGCTGATCATTAGCACGCCTAGCTAACTCTTTAAGCGTGGCTGTTTCTTCGGGGTTTGCTTTGATACCGAGGTATTCGGAGATATCGTCCGTATTAAATCACTCTCCTCTCGTTGTGTTTATCCATATTGGTCATCAGTTATACACTGTTAAGAATAAGTATTACAGTAATTTATTCTTTTGTCAAGTTATTTCGGTCCGTAGCTACTGTCAATATTTATAGTTATATCGCACGTTGTAGAAGCGTTAGCTGTTAAGCCATTTTTTAGATCCCAATACTCAAAGCTATTTCCCACTCCCGGATTGGTAATTGTAGCGATAAGCGGAGTACCTGCAGTTGCTATCTCATCGGATAATATAAGCGTTCCCGTTAAGGCAGCGTTAACCGTAACTCTAACTTTACGTATTTTATTTTGGGCTAAGTTAACCGCACCTGAGGTTACGACATGATAGTACATATTGATTAGCTGTTAGCAAATGGTGTTGCCAGAGTGCCGGAGCCAACAACCAGTCCTTGTGCTTGCCAGACCGTACTGGAAATAGCTACAAGACGGATACTCGTTCCTTTTAGTCCGCCTGTAGTTGATCCGTTCATGGTGATGGCTACATTAGCCGTTCCGTCTCCGATTGCCATAAGGTTAGTTGCTCCTGAGGCCTCCATCACAGCCAGCCCTCCCTGAATATAGACTGAGCCGGAGTTAGTAATAATTTTATGACTGTTAGAGGTAACACTTACCGAAACGATAAAGTCATAAACTTGACCGACAACAGGAGCGGGTAGAGTAAATGTATTACCGCTAGCCGTATCAAATAAAACACAATAGTTATTTTTAGCAGCTGTAAGAGTAGTATTTCCCGAACTGGCAGCCACCTTAACCATTCCCTGAAGCGGTCCGTTAACAAATACACCCGCAACTGAGGTTGTGTTACCGATTGTTACTAAGCCCGCGCCGGTGCCAACCGTGTTGATACCTACTGTTCCCGTTCCCTTAGCATCAATAGTTAAATTGGCATTACCTGATGTTTGCGTTACTGCTACGGCTACCGTACCGGTAGTTACAGCACCGGTTACCTTAAGTCCTGTTACGGCTGAGCCGGTTGAGCTGTCAACTGAAAATAAAGGCGTAGTTGCTCCATTTGGTCCTATGGCCAAAGACAGGGCAGAAGCTGAGGTAATAGTTGTCGGACCATTAACTAATACGCCGGCTACAGAGGTCGCATTACCCAAAGTCACCAAACCTGAGGTTGTACTTATTGAGTTAATTAGAACGGCACCTGTTCCTTTGCCGTCAAGATAGACAGGCTCATTTGTTCCACCCAGTGCGGATAAGGCTATACCGTTGCCTGTTGCTGCTGCTTTGATCTTAAGACCTGTTACCGCACTACCTGTTGACTCATCAATCTGTAAGCCATAGTTAGAGGCTGTTGAGGCAACTGTAAAAGCCGTAGAGGTTGCAGCAGTGATTGAACCTAGAGAAGCTAAGGACAGGGAAGTTCCGCCAACCGTCGTGCCACTGGGAAGCGCAACTACGGATGAAGCGGAAAAGTCCACATTCTCAGCGGTTGCCAGTACTCTTGCCAGTTTTACACCCGGCGCATCTCGATCTTCAATATAGGTAGTTGATGCCATATTATTAAATCTTTCCTGTGCCCCCACACTTCGGACACAATGTATACTGATCTTTCAAACCAAAACCGTTACAATCAGAACAATTATACATAGCTCTAGGATCTGCATTAACAGCAACTGTCTCAGGCTTCACTTCTTCTTTTTTTACCTCTTCAGAAGGTGTTTCAACTTTCTCTTCTTCTTTATGTGTAAATACTCCCATATTATTAAAAAAGCCTCATCTCGCCATTCTTAGCGGACGAGGCAAAATCCTCTAAACACACTCCTCTAGTCAATTTGCAAGAACATTGCAATTCCATGTCCACTTGCCGCAGCTTGTCGTACAACTCCTACTCTTTGATGTGTCGTACCTGCTGCAAAAACTGTTACACATCCGGCTGTTCCTGATGGTGTACCGACATCCGATCCTACCGCGAAGGTTGATCCGTCAGATAAGACCGTGCACTCTCCATGTGTCTGTATCCATCCGTAGGCATTAGCAGGGATTGCATAGATCGCGACTCCAACTGCCATACCTGTTTGAGTAGTTCCCGGTGCTTGGATAACACCCGCCCATGGATTTGGTTTCATGTTAACCGTTGCGCCGGTTGTTACCGCATAGCGCAGTGGTCGATCAAGCCAGACTTTCAATGCTCCACCCGTTGTCAGCGTTCCCGTAACAGAGGTTATTACATATTCATCGCCAACCGCTACTGTTCCTGCCGTATAGACACCGACTGTTCCGCCTTCAAACTGTTGAGAGGTAATAGTGGCAGTACCATTTGTAACCTGAAGATACGTGTCTCCTACTGCTCCGGCAGTACCGATAACCATATTCTCATAAGTTGTATTTTCAGCTGCTTCCTGAAGTAAATTGCCCGCTACTAAGGCTGACGCCCCTGCTAAGGCAAATCTGAAAGCCTTACCTGCCGCATCCATTTTTTGACCTACATACAATGGACCCGGTTGAGTCGTAGTTGATGCGTATAAATCTATTGTTGATAATGTTGATGGACCTGTTATTCTAGCCATATGTTAAACGGTTGTTATACCGGTTCCTTTCCCTTGTCGTCTAAACTGCCATCCGCAAACTTGTCCTATTGCATAGAAACGTGCTATCTGTCCTGCTTGCTGTGGAATAGGCAAGTAGGGTTGATGGAACCATCCCACACTGGATGGAGGTGCATAATCAGGACTGGCTGCCGTACCGTCTAGGGTACTATTTCGGCCAAGATCCACTTTCTGTAAGATCTGATTATACTTAGTAGGGATAGTCGTTCGACCTCTCCAGCCAAAATATCTTTCATTAAGCATATACCACTTTCCACTAGGTGCTGCATCATCTCTTAACAGAGGTCGTGCACGATAAGCTAAGACGGTGAAACCAGTTTGTCCTCCAAGATCTGAGCGTCTGACTACTTCAGTGCCCCTAAGAGGTAAGACAACTGAACCACCGTATTGATAATCAGCCCGAACTTGAGGAGCTAATAGCTGCTCATAGAGAGAGAAAACAGTCTTTGTAGTCAAATGGACATTGGGCTCTTCCGATTCCAAGCCGGCTGCGATAATCGTATCATAAAGAGTGGAGAGATTACTAAGTGAGAGGATACCACTACCAAAAGCATTAACCGTTGCTTTAAGTACGGTATAGGTAGTTCGTGATTGTCCGCCGATAGTGGCGTTATTTGTTCCATCATCAACAATTGCTTCAAGACCTAAAGGCTGAGAGTTTACACCTGTTCCGTAAATTGCCACACCCCATGTTTGGATTGCCTCGGCAATTGCCTCTTCCAGTTTGAACACATCCAAATCAATAGCCTGTTGCTCACCACTATTAGCAAAGCTCTCAAGCATAATGCTAACTGCCGGTTGGTGGAATCCTGTATGTGCGAATGAGAGGGCAACTGTGGTGTTCGATGCTGAAGAGGCAAGTGTTTCTAAACCTGTGAAAAACTCTCCTTGGTTACTGGCAATCACTTTGACAGGCCAGTCCATTGTTTTGCCTGAGAATGGTTTACCCATTCCTAAAAGTCGGGAAGCATAAGTACGAGAGTTGAGGACTGTATCAACAACCTTAGCGTTGATCTTATTGTAAGTTAGATTATCTACTCTATTGCCAAATTGTATTCCGTCGTATGCCATATAGTTGATTGTCTCTCAGTTAAGAGAGTTTTCATCAGCTATATGCTGTCAATATAATTATGTTATTAGATAACTAAACCCCTGTCAAGAGGCAAAATTAATTTGCTCCCGCCAGCTCCTCTAGGCTCGAATTGTGCATGGATTGATAAGTAAAATCCTTATCATCTGTCGGTTGCACTGATCTTCTGGCTCCGTTTACAGGCGCATCAGCACCTGGCGGTTTGCTAGTCGGCGACTTAAACGCTGTATGATAAAACTCTACAACATTAAGAATTGGTGCCTCAGTATGTTTAAGATTATAATCCCGCATCTGAATAAATAACGCCAATTCTTCTTTAACACGCGGGTCATTAGGATCCTTCATATCGGTAGGTTTGGGCAATTGTCCTCCCTCTTCCAGTCTGGCCAGTTGGCGATCCCATTCCTTAGTAAATGTCTCTTGTTGTTTCAACTGTGCTGCCTGTTGCTCCCTGGTCTTGGCATCCTCGGTGTCCACTTCCTTTTGCAAATCAGATAAGACTTCTTTCTTAACTTCCTCTTTCAACTCTTCCTTAACCGACTCTTTAGTTTCTTTGCTTAGAAACTCTAAAGCATCGGTGTAAGTCAACTCGCGCCCTTCCTCCTTAGCTTTTGCCTCTAAATCACTAAGCTTCGTCTTAAGATCTTTCTTCTCCTGTTTGGTTGCATCCTCAGGTGTTAGCTTCTCCAATAACTTGTTTGTAATGTTATCCGTCAACTTTTCCTCATCAATAACAGGTTTAACGGGTTCCTCGGGGAGTTTTACTGCCTCTACAGGCTTTACGGGTTCTGTAGGTTTTTCTTCTTTCTTTGGGGATAACTCTTCAGCAGGCTTTGCGCTATCTGTTGTTTTCGTGGCTGTATCTTCCCATTCTGCGGCAATATCTGACAAATCAGGATTGTGTACATCTCGTTGATAATTAATCTCAGGGGCTTTGTCTTTGGAGTCATCAGCAATTAGCTGTTTATCATCGGCCATAAATTAAGTGTATACAATACAATTACTCTTTGTCAACTTTCTTCTTGATATTTTCCTTAATCTTACTCTTCAAGGGCTTCTTATGCTCAGGCAATCCCTTGGTTGATCCCACAAAATCCTCTGCCGTCTCTTTAGACAAACCTTTTTTCTTCAGGTTTCCGTGAGCAATAGCTGCCATAAATCTTTCTTGAGCTTTTGATTTTGCCGGCATATCTATAGTTGTAACAAATCTAACGACGTCCCGCAATAGCTGATATTTTAGAAGTATTCTGGGGACTGGGGTTTTGTGATAACGGACCGACAGGACTATTTCCGCCTCCTCCACCAAACTGTGCTGCGCCCTGTGGTTGAGCAGCGGGTAACCCGGCCTGTCCAGGAGCGGCTTGTTGCCCTCCGGCTTGTCCGAGCTGAGCTACCGCCTGCGCGAATGTTAGAAGTTGCTGCTTAAACTGTCCGCCAAACTGCTGCATTAGCTGCTCAAGTTGAGGCGAGTGCATGAACTGTGTAAAAGTTTGCATATACCCCGGGCTCACCTGGGTTGGAGGAGGCGGGATCTGTCCCTGTTCAATCATCATAATATCCTGTAAAGCCTGTGGATCTCCCTGTTGCCCTCCTTGTTGAGGCTGTTGGCCTTGTTGCGCTCCTGCCTGCATTTGGTTAGCCGCACCGTTAACCTGTCCCGCTGCTGCTTGCAAACCGTTCTTACCCTGTCCGTCTCCGCCATTTTGAATATCCAATAAATACATTTGCGGATTCATTAAAAAATTCATTAGAGCCACTGTCCTGCCTCTTGGATCTGAAGAGTGAACATCCGAGTAGAACCTGAACGGATCAATCAGCTTCATTTTAGCCATATCCATTGCTCGCTGCTCTGCCTTGAGTTTATCTGAGCCTGAAGCTGAGATTACTACCTCCATGCCATCATCTAATAGATCCCTTTGTAGCTTAATTGCCAGCCATTTCCCATCCGGTCCTAAGATTCGCCGCATGTGATACTCGGTATAAAATAACTTAATAAACTGCATTTCCCAGTTGGCCATCTTCTCACACGCATAGTTGATGGTGTCATCCACAAAATCATCCATACGCGTAAAATCACCCTCCCTGGCTATCTGATTATTAGTAGCCGCCGTATCGCTATTAACCTGTCCTCGTGTTGACTGATGGATGCCCGCCTTATCAAAAATACGCTCCCTGATATCCAAAGAAGTCTGAATCATAGCCGGAGAGGGTTGCTCACCGGGAATAAAGTTATGCACCTTAGTCACATCACCATCGACTAAGATATCCTGATTAGGATCTGACAAGTCCATATTTGACACATCGTCTTTAGTCATTCCCTCACTTGAGGAGAAAACGTGCTTACCTCGCGACCTATCAATCGTCTCATCAATCTGCTGATTACGCTTATCATAAATTTGCTGCATGGCTAGGTTTTGCTCAATCCAGCTTGTCTCGTCCAGTGGTGTCTTGCCCCACTGCTCCATACCTAAGAAAATATAAGGGAACTCGGGGTAATCAAGATGATTATGAAAGATGTTTTCAGTTTGTGCCCCCTCAATCGGCTGATTAGTCATAATGCTCTGCTTTACTTGATCTAACTCAACAGGTGTTTTCTCTTTCTTGTAGGTGTCCTCATCAATCTCGTGCAGTTTATAAGTGAAAGTCTGAGGTGTACCTGACCAATCCCAATAAGGATGCTTGATTTTCCTAAACAGGCAACCGTTGAAATACCAGCCAACACCTATGATCTCCTCCCATTTCTTCTTATCCTTCTCCTCCTTAGGGTGGTCATACCACTTGAACCATACCTCCTCATACTTAACCTTGGTGTTCATACCCTTTTCATTATTCTCGTTGCCTCCCTCTGTCTTAAACGTTCCCCATTTGTATAACTCGGTATAAAAATCCTTTTCTTTTTCAGGAAACATCATCACCAGCTCCTTAACCGTATTCTCACAAGTCTCAAAGACAAAATCCATATCCCGTACGTCATTTGAAGCTGCTCTGAAATCTGCGGTTATATTCTCAGGTAAGACCGATTTGAAATCATAATCACCAAACTTTCCCTTCTGTGGGTTCCAGAATGGCTTAATAATTCCTGTCAAATAAACAGGCAGGTGTTTAAATGACAGGCCTAACACACGCTTTCTATCCCGTGACTGAATATCTGAGGTTACAATCTTACTAATATCATCAGCGGTTTTCTTGCTATCATCCGTGTCTTGCCCCGGCTTAACCGTAATATCGGGCAGTTGTGAAAGTGCCATTGCCCGAAGATAGCTGCTGGCCTCCCAAACTAAGTTATCCTGCGCTTTTGAGGAATATCTTTTCTTCTTTGTTCCGCCCTCCTGCCGACCGAAGTAATACGCCTCAAGTTTCGCCCGTCTTGAGGAGAGTGTATAGCCTTTAGGTCCCGAGTCATTCCAATACTCATCAGCTTCTCTTTTTAGTCTTTTAGCGTAATCTAAGAAAGTTAGATCGTCTAAATCAAAATTAAGCGGATCACGATAAATATCGACTTCATCCTTACTGATAATCGGGTTTACCGCCTGTGAGGCAAAATACGAATCAACTTGCTCGTCCATATAAAACTAGCATATCACAAATATTATTCCTCTACTATCCCTTGTATTATATATAAGGCGGGGCAATTACCGTGGATTTGTGATCTGCCGAAGCAACGCACCTTAATAGGGAAAAGGAGTGGTCGTATACCGCCCTGCATCTTAGAAGCATCAATACCGGCTATGATCTGATCAGGCTTACCCTCCTGTTTGATATGCAGAGTTGAGCGACAGATCATACAGAAGTGAAGTGTGGGGGTAGAGGGCGTTAGCCATACCGATATGGGAATTATCCCGTTATTCTTATTCTCCATGCTTTATTCGCTTATGATTTTTACACCCATGAGCTGTAGTAAAGCCACGATCACAAACTTCGCAATAATGAGCCATTGCATCGGCAACACCCTTTGCCGTATCTTCAAGCGTAAAAGGTACAGTTTCTATCTTATCTGTCCAACACCAATCTTTAATCTGTTGCCACATATATATATGTCAGTTCCACTGCGTCAGTGGAATCGGACGATCCGGTTGTACATGAGCCACTTTTGATTGTAGCATGCCTTTTCTTTCAACGCCACCTAACTTTGCGTCAACCCATCTAATAGCCTTAAGCATATAAGACAAAGCATCGTAACTATGATCCTCACCTTGTGTATTACTAACCAGGATTCCATTTGCATAATAAAGATGTGCTTCTTCAACTGTTAGTCTGTAAACTATTGCGTCTTCGTAATTCCCAACCGCAACGATATGAACAGGTTTGAGTAGTTCGCAAACCATTTTTCTTTTGCCAAAAATAAATGCCATCAATAACACAAGTTGTTTTCTTATACCCCTTAAATTTCTTATGTTTTTCACAAAACTTCTGCTGTGAATGTTGTGTTGTAAAAGTTGTTCTACAATATTCGCATATTTGCTTTCGCTTTGGAGAGTTTTTTTGCATTTTATAAGCATTTGCTCTGAGTTGTTTTTTTCCTTCTTCAGAATTGTGCCACTTATAATATTTCGCTTTTTGTTCTGGGTTTGCGTGATTTCGTTTAAGATGAAGTAACGCGTGTTCATGTGCGGGGAGAGCAATAAGATTTGAGGGACTATTGTTGTCATGGTCAAAATCTTTATGATGGATATGACATCCTTTCGGAATTTGTCCAAAATTATCAATATAAATCTGCTTATGAAGCTGTTTATAGCCCAATGTAAGCATTGTGCCATTCGGTGCATAATATAATCTACCTGGATACCGATAATAG